TTAAAAGAGTTTTAAATCGTCTTTCAAATTAGAAAAATCATAATTTGCGGTTAATACTTCAATCTTTCTCTTCCCGGAACCTCCAGTACCATTTGCTACGCTTACTGGCTGATCCAATGTTTTATTATACCATCCTTTATTGACCGTGTATTCTTTTAAAATATCGCTTGGGTAACTGCTCATCAAGAACTTCCCCTTAATTAAGGATAGAGCCTTTAAAAGCTCTTCAAAATCGTCGCGAGTATAACCATCATAATGACCACAATCACTATTAAAATAAGGTGGATCACAATAAAAAAAAGCATCTTCATGATCCCTTGATCTTATGATGCGAAGCGCATCTGTACATTCAATCTGAACATTTTGAATCCGGATTGCATAATCAATAGTAAAAGAATCACGCTTATTGGTTATTTTTAATGATGTAGTTCCTTTTTGCTTATCATAGCCCCATGAGCCGTCAAGCATTGCGCTAAACGATTGTGCGGCCAATACCCAGACCGCCCAAGCTCTTTTTATACGGCTAAACATATGGGGATTATTGTAAATGACCGTTGCGTCATTATGCAACGATCTTGAATGAAGGCTTATCCGTATCATTTTTTCAAGCTCTACAAACTCGCTCTGTACAACTTCATAAAAGTTAATCAGTTCTCTGTTATTGTCATTAATAATCTCTACCTCACTTTTTGATTTTGACCAAAATATTGCTCCACCACCCACAAAAGGCTCAACATAAGTAGTATGCTTTGGTATTAGTGGCAAAATTGTGGTTACGAGGTTTTGCTTACCTCCATAATAGCTAATTGGTGTTTTCATTTTTTTAACTTTTTCATTTATCTTTGTTTCTCTCACATTAAAAAAAATAAGGTGCTACAACACCGCATAAGGCATTTAGCCTCTGGCGTGGTGTTGTAGCACCTTTGTTATTAACCGGCGATGTGAGAGTTTACGGTTGGTGAAGCCGGGGGCTTCTATGTTATTTAAAAATATCGTATAGCCCTCACACAGGCCGTCCCATATTTATTACGATTTCGTTCAGTACCATCACTCATCCGTAAGTTGTGTGCTTCGTCGATATCGAACTCTGACGAAGACCAATAAATCAAAGAGCCTATACCTATCGCGGTTTTATTAAGGTAAATTTTATCCAATTCGCTGGCGGTTGGTAGCCCCCAATCACTGTATCCTCCGCTTGAATATTCATAACACGCCCTGGCGGCATAAGTTATGGATGAGCCTTGTATAGCATATATTTCATTTGTATTATTGATAGCCTCGCCAATAGAGCTACTTGTCGTTCCAATTAAAACATAACTTCCAGTAACCCACGAATAACTACAACCTAAATCGGCGCTTGATATGATAAACCCATGACATTCGCCTGAAATATAGCCGGGATCGCCTGATTGAAAAATATAGGCGACAATTCCACCCTGAAAGCTATCACCTACTGAAGGGCATGTATAATGATAATTCCTGAAACCCATCATCGTTTTTGGATTCATGGTTTTGCTTCCATACGCAGGGTCAAAATAGTCAGCATTTGAGGCCGTAAAAGCATCCGACAGGTTTCCAGAACTGTGGCTGCCATAAACAGCATCCAAAACATCAAACAGACTAAATGAATCTGTATTTGGAACCACATTTGTTTGAGCCACCAGCCCAATCCATCCAAAAACCAACAATATCAGCAATTTACTTTTCATGGCGTTCAAGTCTTTTAATTCGTTTTTCAAGTTCTTTTATCCGCTCTTCCATTCGGGCCATCTTGCCAACGAGCAATTCAGTATAGTTTACGGCCTTTAATCCGTTTGAATCTGTATAAACCAGCTCCGGGATTACTTTCTCAACTTCCTGTGCAATCACCCCGTAACGTTTTCGCTTTAACGAATCATCACGCATGGTAAAACCATAAAATATGATTGAATCAAACCTGTTTTTGAAATGCAATGGCCTAATGTTTTCTTTTAATCGTTTGTCTGAAAGCTGAAAGTTTGAACCAGTTACTACGCCAGAAAATGTTGCGGTTGTACCATTTAATGCTCCCGTTAAAGTACCTCCAGATAGTGATAAATATGAGTGCGTGTGGGAACTATTGGCATACCTTCCATCTAAATTAGTTGACAGATCGGTTAATCCACTTCTTGTAATGGTCAAATTACCAGTCTGATAAGCAAACGACAACCCAGTTGTGTAATTATTACCGTCTGCATATTGAGGTATATTTAATGTTGAGCCAACCAATGTTGCTGCACCTGATGTTCCGGTAGTCGTAAGTGATATATTGTTTTGTTTTCCATTTAATTCAGTATAAACTGAGCCACCATCTACAGGATTTGTATCACCAGAACTTATACTGCCCATTTGAAGTCCCATGTAACCAGCGGCAACCCAAAAATGTGTCGGGTTAAATGACACATAATCACTCACAGTATTTAAATAAATTTTACCCATATTAGAGTAAGCAGTATTCCAATTCGCAGAATTATTGGTTATTGAAGTTCCCCACGCTGTACCTGTTGACACGGGTATTCCCGCCCCAGGGTAAACCATTCCTGCGGGCAGCGTTTGCCATGTTTTATCTCCTCTCCAATATTGTGCTGTTGTTCCACTTGAAATTACTGGTTCGTAAACTCCGCTATGATTATGGCCCGCACTTGCAAAATCGGTAGTTGCCGAATTAGCGGCGGTTCCAAAAGTTCTTCCCTCTAAAACCGTTCCTGTAGTTGTGCCAAAATTTTTATTAAACCCAGTATTTTTTGAAAATGCTGGTTCGTAAACACCGCTATGATTATGGCCCGCACTTGCAAAATCGGTAGTTGCCGAATTAGCGGCGGTTCCAAAAGTTCTGCCCTCTAAAACCGTTCCTGTGGTTGTGCCAAAATTTTTATTAAACCCGGTATTTTTTGAAAATGCCGGTTCGTAGTTCCCTGCAACCTGCGCCCCAACCTCTGAATAAGTATAAGTTGGCTTTGTACTTGCTTTCGCCCATGAGTATATCGTCGGGTCAGTTTCAGTAAACGATGCACTCAATACTGCCGTAGTCGGGTTGATGCTTAGGTTTGTCCCCACCTTTATACCGCCTTTTACTGTCGCGCTTGCCGTTGGCAGAACATACCCTCCATGCCCGGCATAATACCAGGGCGACCACGTTGGATTTGCTATTGGCCTAAATCGTACACTGTCGGTTTTATAATCGGCATAAAGCAGCAATTCTTTGTGGATCGTGTCGCCCTTCCAGTAAAAAGTATTGTCTGCCTGAAGCCATTTAGTTGTCCATAACCCGTAATATTTACCGGGTGCATAATTCAGCCAACCGCTTTGTGCCATTGTTGAAACGGCATTTAAACACAGTAAAAACAGTGTTATTAAAATTAACTTTTTCATATATTCATGTTTTTGGTAAAGCAATATTCAATTACAATTCCACTAAGGCTTTCGCTTGCATCGATGGTTAATTCAAAACCGTCAACTAATCCGTCCGCGTTGGTCGTAAACGCAAAGCTGTGCCATAGCACGTTTTGATCCAATATTAATCCGGCTTCAGGCTGAACAGTACGGTAAACATGCAGCGATCCGCGCCCAACAGGCGGCGTATCGAACGGGAAATCGAACTCATGTTGCACGCTGGCCGAAACCAAACCGGTAATGATACCCGACTGCATGGCTCGCAGGTATATCCGAACAAAACCATCAAGTCCCTGTATGGCAACAAAATCATCATCGGCCATAAAGCCGGGACTTGATACCAATACCCCTTCGTCGCTAATCACATTTACCCGATGATCGATGCTATCTGGCTTTGTTGGGGTACTTTTAGCTCCATCAGTAGACTTCTCCTGGTAGTCAACTGAAGTGACCACCGACGCTTGTGTCAGATCAACCGGAAGCATCTCAATCCATCGGCCATCTATGGCCTGGTAGCGGTCGTCATAACTTAAACCACACTCTATAAAATACTTTCCTGCATTATTCGGATCAATAACTATAAAATTAGTCCCCGGCATAATATCGGCAATACGTGCATTATAGCTTTGGCGTGGTGTACGCCGCGACGATGCTGCTATACGTGCGATAAAGTCAGCAAAAGCATAAACTGTTGTGTCCCCAACAACTTTCCAGCCTACTGTGGCGGTATTATCCGACCGGGTAATGCCACCCTTAAATAAAATCAGTTTATTCGGGTTATCCGGAAAATCACCGATAAGCAGCGAAACATCTTCAGGTATAAAATTATTGCGGGTGGAAACGGTTGCTTCTAAGGTCTGATTGGTTGGATAGCTGTCGTTATTATCATCGAGCAAACTGGTAGAAAAAGAGTCGTAAGCTACACCAACTACATTCGTATCGCTCGACATCGCGCCGTAGAGATAAATTTCAATGGACCCATCTTCGGGAATACCAAGAACTGAATCAGAAAAAGTTTCGAAATGATCTGGTATTTTCCAGGAAGGCCATGCATTTACTTTATCAATAGCTGGGTAATACAAACCAGCCGGGTCTTTTGCCGCGTGAAATTTATAGTGAACAATTGGCTTGTACGCTCCTCCCATATCTTCTACCCAAACCAGACTTAGCACATTATCGACCGAGCCAAATTCGGGCTGTAAAAAGTAGGTTTTAGTAGCTGTTATCAGCTTAATGCGCATAAAAACATTGCCCGACGAGCCTTCGCCGCCAACCAGCGCATATTTAACATTGAACTTCACTGCTCCATCAGTAGCTTTTACATCGATGGAATTGATTATATATTGATTCGAAACATAGTTTACATCGTGGTTTACGCGGCCTTCAATAATTATAAACTTATCTCCATCGGCATTCAGTTGACGGGCAAGTATATTGACGTTGTTGCGTGTCCATCCCGTAAGTTCAAGCGAACCCGTCAAAGGCGAAGGGTTGTCGGAGTAAATATAATCGGCAAACGAACCATTATTAATCAGGTTCGATACATAGCCAAAATCCTGTTTTACTGATAATTTTTTTACGGCTGGCAGTATTTCCATGGCCGATTCGCCTTCAAACCAAAATCCGGTAGCGACAGGATCAACACTATCGACCGACGACGAACCACCGGCAGTATCTTTATAAAATGAGAATGTTGAATGGCCAATGGTATTCGCTAATATCCACCACTCGCCTTTGCGCTGAAACACGCGACATTCAGGCAGCAGTTTTTCAATCACTTCGTAACAGCTTAACCCCAAATAGATGTCACAGTCAACCTTGTGAACCTTCAGAATATTGGTTGATTCGGCCTGACCAGTTTCCTGCCAGTTAATAGCTGTGTTTACGGTCAGGTCAAGTCCCGTTTTCAGCAAACAAATCTTCAGGATTTCGAACATCGTTTTACGGCCCGTGTAATCGTCGCCAGCATCGTCGGTAAAATCAATATCTTTCAGGAAGCCAAGACCATCGTAGGCCGTGCATTGCACCGGGTAAGGAGTTGCAATCAATGGCTCAGTCCAGCTATCTGGTTCAATGTAACCGCGCCAGAACATATTGCCGCCCTTTTCAATCTCAACCAAATGTTTGCGGGCATCGGCTGAAAAAAGATACAAGTATTCATAATCGAACTCCGAATCGAAAAAGATGGTACACGACGAACCATATACCAGTGGCATAGCTTCGCTGCCCTGATCGCCCCACTCAGCACGAAACCCCGCATGCGCATAACGAACATCAGCCGATCCCGAATAACCGTCCTGGTAGATGTTAATGCGCGTCAGTACATCTTTGATGTCGTTATATTCAATGCGAAGGCGAAGCCCGTAAGCCATTTTTTAAAGTTTATTGAGTTACCAGTGGGTTACCATTGCTATCTAAAAGCGGTTTTCCCGTTGAATTCAGAAGTGTTTTAATATATAAATCCGGGTTAAGGATGTCCTTCAGCACCACCATAGACGTATAAGGTTGAAGGGTTACCGTTGACGTATGCCTTGCTCCGGTTACATCGATTCCAGGAAACGGCAAAGTAACCGTAGTGGGTGATGACGTTGCATTGTAAGCAAAGGCAATATCTGATTCTGAAGAGATGGATTTTGGCGATCCGGTTGAATTGGTATCAACACCCGAAAATGTTTTCCATTGCGCCAAGGTTTTATAGCTATCCGATTGGGTCGATGGCTGATAAACCCGAATACAATTAGTGTCATCCATTGGGCGGGCATACACATTGCCAGAGGCCGAACTAATAAACGTAGTAATGTCGTCATAAACGCTATTGGTATAAAGAGCCATCTGATCATCATACCACGGTATTCCGGTGTTGATTGATAGGGCAATCAGTTTATTGTTGGTTACTACATTATTGTTTATGCTTCCTGAAGCTTGAGTCAGGTTATTCATTGAAAGTGCAGACCTTGTATTATCGAAAACGGTGTTGCCACTTATTGTATCATGGTCTGAACCCGAATTCAGGTAAATTCCATCCCAACAATATGCAACCGTGTTGTTTGAAACGGTAATATTTGCGGAATTACTGTCCAAATAAATTCCTCTTGCACCAACATATCCATTTTGTTCCCCAAGTGGATAGCCAATTGAATTGAGTATTATATTTCCATCAATAATTAAATGGGTTGTTTCAACGGTTGTGTAAATACCACCGCCATCGCTGCGGTTTAAAAGGCTGTAATTAATAAAATTGTTTCGGACCTGACCAGTTAAACCAGTGTGCATAATGCCATCGTAACCACTGTGTTGAATGGTGTTGTATTGGACCAATGAAACATCGGTATTGGTGTGGATAGCAGCCGCCTGGTACAATCGGCCAACACCAAGTACCATATAGGTACTGTCAATGGTATTATTAGTAATTGTTTCGTTGGTGTTCTTTGTTCCGCCATACGAGAACACGGCTGAATAATTACAATTTTTAATCGTGTTTCCGTTAACCACATAAGTGCCTGTGTTGTAAAAGTAGATGCCTTCCAAACCTATTTTACTGATTGTGCAATTTGAGATAGTAATATTACTGCACGCATTAAATTTCAAAGCCATTTCGTTCGCACCCTGAAAGGTGATGTTCTGCACTGTAATATTTGATTTTGCGTAATTATCAGATAAAATACTTACAGTTGGCACATATACATTTACAGGCTGTGATGTGCTGTATATCCTTAGTTTTTTTGTATTTGGATTATAGTACCATTCGTTCTGAATATCTAAAGTTCTAGTGTCTGCCTGAAAAAAGAAACCACAATTATCGGTAGGTGTAAAAGTGCCTTCATCGGTATAACTTACAGTACCTCCCGATTGACTTGTAACAGTACCTACTTGCCATGTCCAGGCGTTTTTTCTAATTACAACCTGTGCCCCTGTCCAATTTGGAGTTCCAGATAATTGATTGCTTGTAATTGATATGTTAGCATTATGGGTTTGCGCTGTATAAACCGATCCGGCATTTGGGGTACGTCCCATTGCGGTATTAACCCCATTAATGATAACAATATTTAGATTTGAAAGGGTTGAAACTTCATTGGTGCTTTCCCAAACATTTGAACCTAAATTAGTCCATGAAGTAACCTGATTGAATCCTGTAATTACGGGATTTGCACCTGTTCCATAAGCTGCATAAGTTACACCAGATCGAAAGTTTAATGCACCAGAAAATATTTCACCTCTTTTCAGTTGTACATGATCACCTGATGCAAAAGCATAAGTTTGCGCTGTCGTAAAGGTCATATCACCACCAGAAGGAGCAACCTGATAAGTTGCTGAATATGCTGAAATTGTGAATATCAGCAAAATATATAATAGTAGTTTTTTCATCACCTATGGCTCATAGATTACACGAAATCCCTCTAACGATGCTGTTTCTGTATTCACCTGCATTTGGATTGTAACTGTAATAATCCAGTCAACTGCATAACTAAGAGAATGAGTAGCCAGTGCGGCGGTTGATCCCGCATAAGCATTTGAAGAACTAGATGTTGCACTCTGTCCAATTTGTGAATTTCCAGATATTAACCACAAATGCCATAATCCTTGAAATGCCACCTGTCCGGTCGTTGCAGTATTCCAATATCCTACCACATCAGTTCCATTAATTTTAACCCTGAAATATTTATTGTTGGTAGAGTTAGCGAATGAAAACAATCCCATAAATTTCAATACACCACCAGCACTTAACGTATTCGCCGGAATAGTAGCGGTAAAAACAACGGTTTCGACATTGTTATTCACCAGCGAATGTTGGGTGTAATTAGTTATTAATTTGTGAGAAAATAAGGCATTTGCATCTGTCTTAGTATAGAACTCATTCGCAGCTGGAACCCCGTCTGCAACCTTCAGCGTACCGGCGAGGGCGGTTGCTATATTGGTTGTTTGCCCATTCAACGATTTAATCTCGGTGGTATCAATTACCGTTTTTGTTTTTCCAGCACCTACAACCAATGCTTTAGGCACCTTAGTCCCTTCGGGGTCAACTGCCATACTTGTCAGTGCCAACAACGCTATTGCGAATAATAAAATAATCCGTTTCATATTGTCAAGTTTTAAAAGTTTAAAATCCTCCTACATTCATCCAGTCACCTGTTACTCCGCCGTCAGTAGATTCTGCCCCTGAAAAACCGAGCGCGGTCAATTGCTTATCCACATAAAACATACTGTCGCGTATCTTAATACGGAACGAGTATGCCGTGTCTGGATCGGGTATTAACAACGAACCGTCGGAGCCGCCTGTGCTTACCCTAAAAAAAAAATCAGTCGATAATTGGGTTATCAGGTCGTTGCGGTTGGTGGCTGCGGGTACGGTAACATCGGGTACATAAATGCGGATGCCGTCAGCCTCGTTTTGCGGGTTTGCCTTTTCGGAGATCACGATAAAATTCTCATCGCGTGGATCGGGTTTCACAAAGGCGCTACCAGGTGCGCTAGTCACATCTGTGCCAATCGTAATCAGCACGTTCGAACCATTCTTTACAAAAGTTGTTGCCATATCTTTTTTATTTATAATTTATAATTCATCATTTATAATTTATTAGGTGCGTTTCCGCACGTTGTTTTGTTCCTGTTGCAGCCTTACCCGCAGTCCGCTATACCCAAGCTCCAGCGATGGGCGCAAAATGATAGCCTGCTGATTTCCACCGCCTATAAGCGCCTTTAATTTGCTGAGCGGTGCAATTACTTCGGGGTTCGACGATGCGCCCGGATATTCGCCAATCATGCCCATGGTGGGGCCGTAGGCCAAGCCGCCACTTGCAAACTTTGGAATAGCGGCAAATGCGCCCATAACTCCCGCAATCGCAGTTGCAATAAAAGCCGGAGTTGTAAAAATAGCAGCCGGGCCCGTAGCAGTTCCTGAAGCAGTTGCGCCTGCAATTGAATTAGCGAGCGACTCAGAAAGCATAATGCTAATGAGCTTAATAGCCGTTTCAGCCAAACCACCAATAAAACCCTCGAACCCTGTTTGTGCCAAACCAAGACCAGCAATAACACTTTCGCCAATCTGGTTAAAACCTTGCTCGAAAGCAGAAGCAACAACCTGCGCATCGTTTACTAACTGCTCGCGCCAGTCGGCAACCTTCTTTTTATTATTCTCCAGGTTCTCATTTATCTGGTCGGTTCCAAATAATTTAGTAGGGTCAACCTGGTCAACCGATTTATACAAGTCCCAGCCAACATTTTGAGCCGAGGTTCCACGCGCCGCAATCGGTGTAAGTTTATCGCTCCTAAATCCCGATTTTTTATCATCGGCCATTGTGGCCATTGCGGCTTTTAACTTATCAATTTTCTTAATTTGCTCTTCAATGGCATTAATCTGGGCAAGCTTAGTCATCAGTGCGCCACGGTCGTTTGGAGCAATCTGTTTAAGCTCTTCGTTGTAATCTTTCAGACGTTCTCCAAGCCCTTCAATGGAGTTGGCGTATTGTTTTACAACGATTGGTGATTTAGGATCAAGCGGGCCGCCTGAACTTTCCTGCTCCGGAATGTTCAGCCATTTAGCTATCTCAGCAGCCTTCCGGGCTTCTTCGGCAAAATAAGTTGCGCTTTGACCGGTTACATCGATGAATGCTTTGAACTTTTGCCAACCCGTTAAGTTTTTGGAAAACATGGCTGTCATAAAATCGTCAGCCTCTTTAAGTTCATTGCTTACCCAATCTTTGAAGCCGGGATCTTCAGCAACCGATAATTTAAAATTTTCCCATTTAGCCGTTATAGATTCAATCTTAATGGCGTTGGTATCGAGTATGTCTCCGGTTTTCTTGAAACTATCCTGGGCAATTTCGCCAACGGCTTTCGTCAATTCGGCAGCGCTTACGCTCTCGAGGCCAACGCCGTGCAGTTTTTCTTTTAACTGTGATGCCGAAATACCAAGGTTATCAAGAATTAACGGCGATTTACGGCCAATACCTGTTACAATTGAATCGACCAGGTAATCAACCGACTGACCCGTATCTTGTGCGCGTTTGGTAGCGAAAGCAAACAGGTTACCCAATTCTTTAACCGGAATGCCAAAGTTTTGAGCCGATACGGCACGTTTCATTAAGTTTAAGTCGCTTACCGTACCATGTACCGAATTTCGTAAAGCATCAAGATCGTTTGAGTTTGCGATTTTATTGAAGGCAGTATGAACACCTTCAGCCTCCCCCGACATTTTAGCTAATTCACCAACAAAGTCAACGGCCTGTTTTGCTCCAAAAGCTAAACCGGCAGCGGCAGCCACGCCCTTTAAGCTTGACATTACACCGCTGATACTTCCCTGTATCTGTTTGGTATTGCCCTGAAAATCGAGTATGTACTTAAAGGTTTTCGACATAAATCGGGTTTCGCGTTTCGGGTTTCGGGCTTCGGGTTAACTCGCAACCCGCAACTTGCAACACGTAACATTTTTTTACTTCCATTTTTCGGCCAGTTTCCGGGCTCGTTCTTCCTGCTCTTCTTTAGTTAACTCTTTTTGCTTTGGCTTTTGGGGTTTATCGCCCGTAAGCTCCAGCAGATCAACAACGCTGATTGGCCCTTTTGTTTCAGGTGGGCAAAGTGTTCGCCAAACCTGCCAGCGGGCCACTTGCCAGGCTGTTAATTCGGCCTGTTCGCGGTCTTTATTGGTTTTCTCGATAAACCGGCGGTAAGCCTCTGCAAATTGGTAAGGGGTGAGCGAAAGGTAATCCTCGTAGCTCAGCCCCATTACACCGAGAGCCACCCCAATTTCTTCAGTAATGCTTAGAACTTTTATTTCTTTCGCCCCGTCTTCGGGGCTTGCTGGTTTCCCGCGTCACGCGCCTCCGCCAATCGTTTAAACACTTCAATCACATCGGGATCGGAAGCATCGATAAACTGTTCGAACGAATCTTCGATAGGCGTGTTCGCCCGTTTGGCACAGTCGCGCATATGGAAATAAACCAGGGCAAGCGTTGCCTGCGACTGGCCTTCAAGAACCTGGTTCATGGTAAACCCGGCATTCTCGAAATCGACATTTCCCCGGTTGGTTTTGTAAAACGGGTAGGTTTGTCCGTTGTAGGTAATGGTAGTACGTGGCTCCATAGTTTTTAATGATTAATGATTAATGATTGGCGGGTCGTAAGGCCACGACATGTCGTGGCCCTACATCATCCCAACCTTGTTTTTATGGTGCGGCTACCGTTTTAACTTCGGGCAGTCCTGAGTTTTCGAAGGTTGCCTTCATGGTGCTGTCGGCATTCTTGGCGTCGGTTGAATCGAGCGAAGTAATGATAAACATGCCCTCTTCGTATTTGTCGCCCACCTGTTCGGCAACTTCAACCAAACCTGCGGCCAAATCAGCAGCCGGACGTCCTGAGTATTTCAACTGCACTTCGGTTCCGGCCAGTTGAATGGCGCGAAGATCGAAATAGTTGTATGCTCCATATGTACGCAAAGCGCTAACATTAATGGTTGTCGTTTGCTCAGCGGCTTTCTTCTCCGAAGATTTGCCGGTATCTTTCGTCATTCGTTTCCTGATTTCGGTTGAATGACTGATTGAACATTCGGTGCAATGTGCTACCGGAGTCCAGGTTGGTGACAGAACTGTGCCTGTGTTGACATATACCAGAATGTCGCCACCATCGATAATACCTGTGTTTGCTGCCATAATATTGAATTTAGATTTTAAGTTTTAAATAGCGTTTCAATAGCATTACAACGAAATATAAACCGGCCACAACTAACAGGAAGCGGCCAGCCCAAATCTGTAAAATCTGCCATTGTGTAAGTTTGTTTACCTCCACCGGAACTTCAACCCGCAATGGAATTTCTTTGCTGATGAATACCGTATCGGCTTTCACCCATACCGTATCGTGTTTATAAATCAACTTATAGGTTAATTTTCCGTTCTGAAAGTCGATGTTGCTTTGTGCTTTTCCCTTCATTTCCCGAAGTTGTTTCAGGATAACCTGTTTATCAGAGTCGCATTCGAACAGGGCAAACAAGGCAGAGCTGTCAGCTGGAATAATTTTTGGTACCAGGCGTTCGACAATGCGCTCGCGGTATTGAATAGGCACATCGGAACCTACCGGCGGTTTAGTCTTGCACGAAAACAGCATAATGGCCATCAGCGCAATAAATGCGATGTAGATGATATAGGATCGGTCTCTCATTACTGATTCTTTTTAAGTGTGCTGAACCATTCAGGTATCGTAAGTCCGGCAAGTCCAAAAGCCAAACCAACAACTGCCCAAACTACAATTTCATTTACATTGGGATTTTGAATTGCCCTGGATAACATCCATAGACACCAAAAAAAGCCCAGACGTTTCGATGATATACTTCCGGCCTTATCCTCGATTGCACTTGCAAACCATTTAATTATTTTCATCGTTTTTATCGTTTGTAGAGACGCATGGCATGCGTCTCATGTGTTATCAATTTGTTTTATCAGACGCACAGCCGTGCGTCTCTACATTAAACCCTGTTCATCCACCCATAGAAATAAACCTCCTGATCGGGATGGTCGCGGCAAATCTCGGTGTAGCGTTCAAATTGCAAACCGTTCATTACCTTCAGGAGTGTGCGTATGTTTCGCTCGGTTGATCGTCCGGGGAAATTGGAAGTAAGCATGTAAGCCGCATAAGCTTTCAGCGTTCCGGGGCCAATGTGTCCATCGATGACGATATCCGAATAATGCTTTTGGTTATTATTCAACAGGTTCAAAGCCTCCTGAAACGATTTAACCGCTTTAACCGAAGCCTGGTTAATGGCAGTATCGAAGAGTTCAGCAGCAATGTCCTGCTCTTTAATTTGGTCGAGCAATAACTTTTCCCAGAATTCCGAATTGTAAAACTGAATGACTAGTTCGTCAAGTTCGTCGTCGGCCCGCAATGCTTTAACCAGGTCGCGCTCCGAAACATTGGCTTTAATCTGGTCGATAATTTCCCATCCTGCCCAGTCCGGATAATTTTTTCGGCTGATACCCTTCCATGTTTCACCGCCCAAATCGCGCGGATCGTTCGAGTACTGGCCTTCGTGGCTCATCGTTTGGTTATATGCTAATATGAAATTGCTCATTGTTTCATTGTGTAGAGACGCACGGTGGTGCGTCTAATTTTCTTGTTTCAGACGCACTGCCGTGCGTCTCTACTAAATTTTATAGCGGGCCGTCATAATCCTGGCTCTCGTAGGCATTAATGGCTTCGCGTGTTTTCGATTTGAATACATTCTTTTTTCGTGAGAAATGCTGGATTCCCTGGGCGCAAAGCCATTTGCCGAGATATGCCAGCGCGCCGCCTAAAAAAGCGACTAAAAGCGAGATTACCAGATCAGTCCAGGCTTCCCAACTCAGGAAGCTTAGTATAATTCCGGTGATTGGTTCGAGGAGTTTTTTCATTGACTTTTTGGGCTTTAAAAGATTATGGTACGGCCACGATACGTCGTAGCCGTAACCATAATTCAGTCACAATCAAAGTTTAATTACATGGGAATATCCTAGTTGTCTTCCAGAAGTGCAATTACACCTTTCTGGTCGTAACGTGCAGGCGCAGCCCCAAAGCGTGTCCAGGTTTCGATAATGGTTGCTCCCATATAACCTGGTGCATTTGGATTAATGCTGGTTTTCAGCATACCTTCAGCCGAAGCGGTCATCTTGTCGTGCCAGAACAAGTTGCCGGGGCAACTGTTAACCAGTACATCGGCATCGATAGCCAGCTTTTCGTAAGTGCTCGAATACACCAGCCCGGTGTGTTGCTCTTCGGTAGAACGTACCATGATGTTAATATTCATGATACTACCGAGGATACCCTGTGCCAGCTTGCTGTCTTTTCCGGTTTTATCGTAATCGACAAACTCAGCAATTGCAAGCAAATCGCTGTAAAAGTCGGCAGTTACCAACCCCCACAATTCGCCCTGGATACCACTCAGGTTCATACGCATCAAAAGGTTATGCACCTTAATCATATCGGCTTTGGTTACCGCTTTACGGTTGGCAATTACACCACCGGCAGCTTTTATCACGTTCGAAGCGCGTGACGATCCTGTTGTTTTCAGGATGTTGGTTGCTACGGTTGGCCCCCAGTTTACGGCGGCAATGTTGGCAACACGAGTGTTGATTTCACCGGCTTGCTGTACCTGTTTGGCTGCACGTTTGTTGTAGTTCAGGGCAAACTCATCCGGAAGATCGACGGCAATAGGATCGGCGTAAACCAAACCGGTTGCATAGCTGTCTTTCGAATCGCGGGCAGTGCGTACCTGAAGCGGCAGGGTTGGATTACCTGATTTCGCTTTCCCGATTGATCCCTGGTATGGCCTTTCAACCGATTCAGTGGTATCGGCTATGCCGGTTTCCTGAATGGAGTGTTTGTAAAAGCTGTTGTCAGGGAAAATCTGTACCTGTAACTCTTTCGAGTATTTAATTGGATTAATTTCTGGCATCGTATTTAATTTTTATGGATTAATCGATTTGAACAGGGGTTCCGGCTTCAACAAAGTTGGTTCCGTCGTAGATAAACTCAACGCATTTGGTTTTCCCGGCTGCACCTGTAATGGTGGCGCCTTGCATGGTAGTTCCAAAAATGGTTGTTTCGGTTCCGTTGGTTTTGCTCTTAACGAACATGCGGGCTCCTGCATTAACAGAAGGGTCAACGGTTAGGTTAAGGGTTCGGTTTCCGGTTGCTTCAACAGTAACACCATCAACAATGGTGAGGTCGTTATCAACCGCAATAGCCTGGGCCCCGGTTGCGGTTAAAGCAACTTCAGTAGCCGGGCCGAATGGATATTTTACAATTTGTGTCATATCTTTTCAGAATTTAAAGGTTACTCGTACCGGGCATCGTCGGCAGCTTTCAACTTCGCGAACTTTTCAGGGTCGGTTTGTTCCATACGTGCCAATGCTTTTGGGTCGTTCTTTTCGTACCAGGCAAAATCCTTTTCACCTGCGGCGGCTGCCTGCGGGTTTTGTTTGGCCTGTGCAATCAGTTCACTCATCCGTGCCTGTGGAGCCGGAGTAGCCTTTGGGGCTGGAGTAGTGGTTAACTTGTCGATACCGAGCATATCAACGAACAATTCCATGTCGGTATCAGCCAACTTTCGGAATTTAGCTTCATTGCCGGTTTCGCCTTCGGTTATTGCGCCTGTTTTCTTACCAACGGCAATCAACTGATCGACCAACTTTGCAGCCGGTTTTTCGCTCGATCCTGTGGGTAACTGATCCATAGCTGCAACTACCTGGTCTTCGTTTGCATCCTCAGCGAGTTGCAATCCAAGGCCGTTTAGCTTTGCAATTACTTTTTTCATACTTGTAAAATTTGAGTTATTTTCTTGTTTCAGTTTTGCAACCAATTTCATCGGTTCGATGGCTACCAGTTCAGCCTTACGGCCTGTAGATACTATTTCGTCAACCAGCTTTTCAGTGAGCGCTTCATCGGCGCTAAACCAGCTATCCGTTTTCATTAATTCGGCAATGCGCTCTGCGGTGATCCCGCGTTTGGCCAGCAGATTATTCAGTATCTCTTTAATACTGTTCAGCCCTTTCTTAGCCTTGTCGGTGAGGTTTTTTATGGCGTCTCCGTTTTCGTCGACATAATAAGGAGAATGAATCATCACCTTGGCATAGTCGTTCATCTTAACCTTATCGGCTGCGGCAAGTAACACGGCCCCCATCGAGGCGGCAACGCCATCGACACTGGCAATAATATAAGCCGGGCTAATCATCATTTCCGAAATAATGCTCAGTCCGTGCAGTACATCGCCGCCTTCGCAGTTAATGCGAACCGTAATTTCGTCGTAGTTGCGACCAACCCAGTTTAGTTCCTGGGCAAAGTAATGACCGTTCACTTCGCCAGCGGCTTCGCCCAGGCATCCGTAGATGAACATGTCAACTTTCTTTTTTTCGCGATCGACTATTTTTGAAAATTTCAATTCCATGTTTCGTTTTTTTTGCTTTACCTTTGTGCGTTCGACAATCCAAAAGTCAACAGATTTTTTTTATAAAATCGGAAAGTGTCCAACCGTAAAACACTAATGTCCAACAGTTTTACTATTCAATCCAAAGTCTATTATTAATGTCCATTTTTGACCAGAAAACGGTCAGGAATATGGCACTTACAAAACATTCGGCAATCGACATATTATTTAATGAAGGCTGGGATCAAAAGGATATCGCCCGCGTACTGAAGCTTTCGGAAGTCACGGTTTCGCGCCATGCCGGAAAAAACGGACTTCGGAAAAAACGTACCATGCAGTCGCTTGCCCGGAAGACTTCGGAAGAAAATGCCCTGATTGCCCTCGAACACCAATCGACCATTATCCGCATGATTGGCGAAAAACTACGCAACCAACTGGGCGAAGACCCCACGATGGAAGACCTGAAGGCCGCGCTGATACCAAAAGGTGAAATTGACGCGCTTCAGAAACTCTTTACTACTATTAAGGGAAAAGAACAGGAATGGTCGGCAGTGGTAAAAATTATCCGTGAATTTACATCGTGGCTCCGCGAGGTTGACATGAAAGCTGCCCAGGGAGTGGTTGACCATGCCGACGACTACATTAACGAAAAGCGGAGGGTAATGTCATGACCGGCATATTACGGTTAAAGGAACGGCAGGAATACGAGGCGTGGCTTCAGGAAAAAGCCGCCATTAAACGCCTGAGCCCTGAGAGCCGCGAAAGCCAGGAAGCGAAGAAAAAGCGCATTGCCGAATTACTGAAACCAGGACACGAGCCACAGTTTGCCAAATACTATTGCAGCCACCTTGCCTTATCGGACTTTGGCTATTTCCAGAAACGCGATATGAAAAAGGTGAGCGAAGTGGCTGACCTGATGGCATTGATGGAATATCCGCGCGAACATGCCAAATCGACCATTTTTGGGGTTATTGTACCCATGATCCTGATAGCCCGGAAAGACTTTAGCGGGATGGTTGTTGGTTCGGCTACCGAAACAAAAGCCAATAAACTGCTGGCCGACCTTCAGAGTGAACTCATGTTCAACAAACGGTTTATCGACGACTTTGGCGAACAATACGGATCGGGCAAATGGACGGACGGTTATTTTGTTTCGGCTCAGGGTTACGGTTTCTGGGCGTTTGGACGTGGTCAGTCGCCGCGAGGCATAAAGGAGTCGAGCTTCAGGCCGAAATATGGTCTGATCGACGATATTGACGATAAGAAGTTTGTTAAGAACGAAGACCTGGTAGACGAATGCCTGGAATGGATTTTTGAAGACTTCTACGGCTGTTTACCCATTACCGGAAGCCGCCTGATCATGATTGGCAACCGTATTCACCGTAAATCGGTATTGGCTAAATTTGCCGGCGACATTGAGGAGGGCGACCCCATACGTGAAGGACTTTACCACAGTAAGGTTTACGCGCTCGAAAACCCACGTACCCATAAAATGGATTTGACTGAGCGTGGCGTACCGGCATGGAAAGAACGGTACACTTACGAAATGCTCTGGAATAAGATTAACCGCATGGGCAGGCGCAGCGGCTTAAAAGAGTACTTCCATCAGCATATTATTTTAGGCAAAATGTTCAAGGAAGAGCATTTGCCGTGGGTAGATGTATTGCAACTGAGCCAGTATGAAGAGCTGATTACTTATAACGATCCATCGTACAAAAACTCGATGACCAGCGACTGCAAGGCCATTGGACTGATTGGTAAGATTGGCCGCTATTACGACATTATTGACATCTTCGACCGCCAGTGCAGCACCGGTGAAATGGTGCGGGGACATTATACCATAGCCAAACAAGTTCCTGACAACCTGAAAGTAAAACACTGGATGGAAGCCAATTTCATACAGGACTTGATGCTGGAGGAATATTACCGGTATGGTGAAGAGTTTCCGCCTATGCTGCGCATACGTGGCGACAAGCGTAAAAAGCCCGATAAGGAGGTTCGTATCGAGAACCTGACCCCACTGACCGAAGCAGGGTTTATCCGCTTCAACAGGGCTTTGAAGCAAAAGCCGGACATGATTACCCTGCGTGACCAGTTTTTAGGCTTTCCGGATAAACGGATAAAAGACGACGGCCCCGATATGGTGGAAGGCGCAATACATAAACTGGATACCCGGAAAGGCAAACAGGGTAGCGAACGCGATGTACGAATGGGGCAATATGCCCGAAACGAAAACAGATCTATTTATTAATTTTTAAATTATAAATCATGAAAAATTCTAATCAAAATGTTGAAGTACAAGCTGAAGTTGTGGCTGAAGAAATCACCGAAGTAGCTAACGAAGATACCAATCTGAAAGCTCCGGAAGAAACTGAAGTTGAAGAGTCCAACGATGCAGTCTCAGAAGAAACTGAAGTTGAAGAGCCTAACGATGCAGCCGCAGAAGAAACTGAAGAGGTGAAAGTTGAAGAGCCCAACGATGCAGCCTCAGAAGAAACTGAAGAAATAGAAGCTGAAGAGCCGGTTCTTAAAAAGAAAGAATTAAAGGTAAATCACTTTCAGCTTCCCGAAGACCTGGTAAAATTTTTTAATGAACACAATTTAAAACTTGTGGCAATTGTAGCCTTCGACCGCTTCCATGCATTGTATTATTACGAAAAATAAACGGCTATGCAATTCCTTACCACTACCGATTTTAACGGCATTATAGGCGCTAATACGTTTACCTCGCTGCGGGGAACCGCCGACGCCAACCTGGTAACCGCTGAAGAGCTTGCCATAACCGAACTCGATCCGCTGCGGGCAAAGTTTAACATTCCGGTTGAGCTGGCTAAATCGGGCACCAGCCGCAATGGCCTGATGATTCGGTTAATGATTCATATTACGGCCTATTACCTGTTTAATACGGTTGAAGACGTGGATATACCCGACCGGATTACCGAGAACTACAATACGCAGATTAAAAACATCGCGAAGATTGCAGCCGGTTCGATGGAATGTACGCTAACCCCGTTGTATGATTCGGATGGTGAACAAAAAACAAGCTACCGGTTTGGCGGCGACGCATTAAGGGATAACAATATTTATTAAAACATTAATCGTACGGTCAGGGCATGCCCTGACCATACCAAATCAAATAATATGGATTTACGTTTCTGGAATAAAAAGGAGGTATTACCACCACCACCAACCAAACCAAACGGTAAAAAAGGTAGCCGTAACAGCGATACTGTAAATCTGCCGCAACCCGACCGCGTACAAATGGAGCTGGGCGTTTTGCGCCAACACATTACCGATGCGAAGGATACACAAAACCCATCGTGGACAGAACTGTACCGGATGTATGAAAATACGCTGACCGATCCGGAAGTTTCAACCCAGCGCGAAATAGCAGTGAATAAGATTAAGGCCGAAAAGTTTATTATATCGAAAGACGGAACCGACAACGAAGAGCTTAGCGCCTTGTTTATGCGGCCCTGGTTCGACAAGTTCCGCGAGTTTATTGTTGATAAGGAACTGTGGGGTTACCGGTTGGCCGAGTTTGGCCAGTTCGATGCCGACGGACAGTTTATCGACTGTGATCTTTTCCCGGTGTATAACGTTTATCCGCACAACAAAAATATCATTATCAATGCCACCGACAGGCAGGGTATTCCGTATGCCAACGACGATCCGGAAAAGGGGCCTCTTATTCTTCCTTACGAATTGTTTCTGATTGAGCTGGGTGAAAAGAAATCGCTGGGAAAGCTCGAAAAACTAACCCGCGAAGTGATTATTAAAAGCTTTGCCCGGCGCGACTGGAACGAACACAGCGAAAAGTGGGGACAGCCTCGTATTGTTATTAAAACCGATGCTGAAGGCGCTGAACTGAATAAGGTGGAAGCCGGAGCGAAAAATTTTAGCCGCAATGGTTATGCCCTGGTTGGTACCGATGATACTGTTGAGAAGTTTGAAGCCTCGAACAATGGCAGCGGATACCTGATTTACGACAAGAACATTGACAAGTGCGACCAGTATATTGCCAAAATAATTAACGGCCAGTATGGCACCGGAGCCGAAAAAGCTTTTGTGGGTACCGCGCAGGTGGCCGAGCATATACTCGACGACTTCCATAGTTCGCGGCTTCGCGAGGCGCAGAACATTATTAACTACGAGCTTATTCCATTCCTGATCTATTGGGGTTACCCGCTCGAAGGTTGCACCGGACGTTTCCCTGTACTGGATGAAAAAGCGCAGGCCGATCCAAATGAAAATACAGCTATCGATCCCGAACAGCAAGACCCGAATAACCCTGATCCGAATAAAGGAACGCCACAAAACAGGCTGATCAGTAAAAAAAAAAGTACGAATCCCTGGTAATAGTTAATGCCATTGACAAGCGGCTTGAAAATTGGCTAAAGCGTTTTTTCGAAGGACAGCAAGGCATTGACCCCGATATTTGGGAGCTAAACTTTAAAAGTTTGCTGGCCGGAATTGAAGATGCCGGGTTGAGTTTTGAAGCATCGTACCAATACCAGTCTCTTGCTGAAGAGCTCCGCGCCAACGCGGCATCGTTCGCAGCCTTTAAGAACCACAACGAACAGCAAACCTTATTCGACTTACTGACTAACGCGGATGGTAAACCCCGAAGCTGGAGCGAGTTTAAAAAGGAGGCCATGCCGGTTACCCAGGATTATAACATGAACTGGCTGCAAACAGAGTATAACCAGTCGGTTGCATCGGCGCAAATGGCCGAAAAGTGGGCAGGGTTTGCCGACAATGCCGATATATACCCAAACCTGGAATACAGGGCCGTAATGGACGGGCAAACACGTCCGGAGCATGCCGTACTAAACGGAATAGTCAGGCCAATTAACGACCCGTTCTGGAACTCGAATTATCCTCCAAATGGTTGGGGATGCCGTTGCTCGGTGGTGCAAACCGACAAAGCCGAATCGGAAACCAAAGATTTTACTCCGCAAAAAGGTTTCGACTTTAATCCGGGCAAGGATAAAAAGCTATTCTCCGACTCGAATGGGTACCGTGCCGATGTAACCAAAAAGGATGTTAAACAGGTGGATAAACAGGCCGGGGCATTGCTGACCAATTATTTAAATAAATAAAATAACCACATAGACACATAGGCCACAATAGAATTATTTAAAACAAAACGATGTGTTCTATGTGTCTATGTGGTTCATAAATTTTAACCATGAATGCCGAATTTCTGAACAAACTGAAAGAAATAACCCGCCGGTTGCCGGAGGTAGTTAAACGTTTGCCTGGCATTGCCAAGGTAGAAGGCTTGCAGTTTATACATGATAATTTCGATAAGGAAGGTTTTGAAGATCGACCAGGATCGGTAAGGAAATGGGAAAAGCGGAAGCCTGAAAAAGGCAAGAAAAGCAAACGATCAGGACGCGGTATATTGATCGACAAGGGAACCATGCGCCGTTCGTTTGATACGGATACGCAGGCCAAACAGACAAGCGTTGAGTTTACCAGTTCGATGCCTTATACCGAAGCTCACAACGATGGATTGACCGCCGGACGACCTCCGGGCTTTACTATGCCTGAACGTAAAATGATTGGCGACTCGCTTGCCCTGGATAAACGCATTGAGGATAAGTTAGACCGTATGGTCGCACAAGTGATTGAATGATACGAGTTGCGGGTTGCACGTTGCGGGTTGGCTTCGACAAGTTCAGCCACCACTTCGCAACCAGGAACCCGAAACCCGAAACACATAACCCGTAACAATTTAAAAACCATGTTAAACGACATTTACACAGCTATTAAAGCGCAATTAATTGCGGAAGACGAAGATTTGATCCTGAAGGGAATTGAATGGTATAACGTACAGTACGAAAGCACGATTGCCAATACGCCACGCATTTTTGTGGAGTTTCCTGAACCTTTGGTTATTGATGCCATAAGTAAGGAAGCCAGGCGCACACCTGTTAAAATGCGGCTGCATGTAGTTACCCAGGTTATTACCGGAACCGATGGAACCATACCCGACGCCCTGGTAACTGCGCACGAAACTATAGCGCTTTGGGTAAAAAATACCATTGAACACTTTTTACCGGCAAATGGCATTACCACGCGCATGAACCTGACCGGCTGGCAACACTGGCATAAATACAAAGGCTGGATGGTTACGTTTGTGGAGTTTGAGGCGAAGAGAACGGTATAAAAATGTAGAGACAAGGCATGCCTTGTCTCTATATTACAATTACAAATCTTTAATCTCATCGAACATGGCACGGGCCTGTTTATGGTCGGGCAACATTTCTTTAAGGAGGTTAAAGAGCGCATGGTAGTTGTCGCTGGTATTCAGCTCACGGTCGTTGCATTGCAGACAGTCAATAATGTCGTTCATCGTTTCAACGTAATCTTCGGCAGGATGGCCACCTGTTTTAACTTCAACAGAAAAGCCTTTTTCGGTACGTGTAATCATGCCTGGCCTCCTTTCGCACATGCTTTACAACGAATTACATGCTCCAGGATATGCCCGGTTAAATCGATTACAATAATGCCGTTTCGGCGGTTAAATTCCTTCTGGCAATTGCATTTCAGGCGTGTACGGTACACATCATTCCCTAAAGCCTCTTGCGCTTCTTTTGCTGTAGTTAGCTCGCTCTTACGGTTTACAAATATGGTTTTCATTATTCGAGTCCTCCCATCATTAGTTTGCTGGCAATACTGAGGCGCAATTCGCGGTCATCAATCCGGGTAACATCGGCCATGATAGAGAGTAGCCGCTCGGAGGTTAACCGATTGGCGCGGGTACGACGGGCGGGTAATGCTCCCTTCGACACGCTTCGCTGCTCAGGGAGCGTAGTAGCATCGATTACCAACTCTTCAGCCCAATCGCGGAACAATTTGGCACGCTCCGATTTAATGAAGAAACCAAGGCGGACAATACCCCGCTTTGTCCAAAGTACTGCATTATGTGCACATCGCAACGCGGTCGGCAGATCGCTGTTACAAATTGTAACAGCAATCACATAATGTTTCCCTTCAATTAATTCATCAGAATGGCGAAGTTTTGTTACTCTAATAGAATAGTCGGATGTACCATAACCACGCGATACTTCTTTTGAAGTCATTAAAAACTCGTGTTGTGAATTTGGAAGAATGTTAACTGTTACTCCTTCCGTAACGGTCATTGGTAGTAAGTTACCAACTTCATTTTTCTTTTCCATTTTGTAGGACTTTAAATGGTTAAAAAAGAACACAGCCCGATTTAGGTGTGTCCTACAATTCAACGCGGGGCGTTAGAATCAGTTCCGTCGTTTCCTCCGGAGCCACCATGTCAGGCTGTGCCTTTATTTTAATTAAAAATAATCTCAGGAATTTTGCCCCTGAGTTGTTGCATTGTAGGACAGGGGCAAAATAAAAGAATTAATTTGATTAATCCAAATTTTAATATAAATCAGGATCATCAGGCGATTTTAACTTATCGAGTAATTTTTCAAGCTTGTCGTTGATTCGCTCACTCGATTTTAATTGCTTCTCATGCAATTCTACAATTGTATTTATTCGGAAATACCATCTTATTAAGTCCCTGATGGCAAAGAAGAAAATAATTGCAACGACTAAAATGATAATTGAAATTGTTGTTGACATGATCTAAATTTTAATTGTGAATATTAATCGAATAAAGCAAGTTGTTTTTTGTTTGGTTCGTCCATTTCTTTCAATAGTTTGGCGGCTGGTGTTTTCAGGAATTCGTAGAACAGTGAGCGCGAAATGCGGTACTTCGGAAAAATAACATTTTCATAAATCCACGTGGCGTCACTTTCACCATCAAAGTTTTTGCTGTGCTTCCGGTAAAGTTCCTGAACATCAACAATGCGCATCAAACGGTTTCTTTTGGTATAAGCCATAATACGAAAGTAAGGGTTTTATTAAGTATTGTCAAGATCGAGTTTCATTTGTCCGGATTGCGATTTGCCGAGTACAAACAGTACATTCAGTATTTTACGGTTATTGGTTGTGCGGAGTATTTCGCCATAGGTTAAATTACACTCTTTTGAATAGTCGATTGTTGTTTTCAGTCCCAGGTGATCGCCAACCGTTTCAATCAATTCTATTGCCCCGGCTTCAGTCCATAAACCTTGCTTCAGGGTTTCGGCCAGCCGGGCTAAAGCTGTTTGTTCGTATGGGGTTAATGCTGCCATTAGTTTTCGTTTGCTTCAGGAAAACCATAATGCTGGTACCAGGCTTTGTTACCGGCTTTTTTTGCGCTCTCCAGGTAGTTTGCTTCCAGCCCGCGAAATTGCTTAACCAGGTCGTCGAGCTCTTCAATAGTGTATTTAATGAGCCGTTTTTTCAGTATGCTGCGCGTTTCCATAAAGGCGTTAAACTTATCGAAGTTAGTTCCTTCGTGTATGCCTGTGCGCTGGGCAATGGTTAAAACAATGCTGCGCTTTTGTTTCAGGGCCAGTTGGCGCAAAACATCGACCGAACGGGTAATGTCGTGCCCAAAAGCGAAGTCGTGTTCAATCTTCCAGATGAGGTCGGTTAATTCCTGGTCGAAAAGTTCGCGGCTGCTGGATGTGCGCCCCGCTGTCCAGTAATATACCAGGTCGTGCCGGGTATCGTCTTTAATTCCCTGTTTGGAGAGTATAGTCATCAGGCGGCGGTGTTTTTCGGCGTTCATGTGGTTTGCTTTAAGTTGTTGTTGTAAACGGTTATGCCGTTTGGATATCGAATCGATTTGCTTATTTTATCGACAGTTGCCCGGAATGCTTTATCGGTCTCGTACAGGTCGTTCACCGTTTTATAGGCATGAAGTACAGTGCAATGATCTTTATTATACTGGCCACCAATTACGGATAACGAATCTTTGGTATGCTTACGCTGAAAATACATGGACAATTGCCTGGCAATAACTATTTCGCGTTTGCGGGTCTTTTGCTTTAATTGTTCGGGTTTTAGATCGAGCTCTTCACAAACGCTTTTTTCAATTTTAATTTTATCGATGATTAGTCTTAATATTCCGGGAACGGCATATGCCGAAATCTTTTGAGTTGTAATTGGTGCTTTCATGGTATTTTTATATTAAAATAAACTTGGCATACTTGACTTATCTTTAAATATTTGAGTAAATTGTTTTGTCGCTAGAGGTTCAGTTCCATCCCATCTTTGAGGCCAAATATTATTTTTCCAATGCCATTTTATGCGTTCAAATTCTTCTTGATTAAGAAAGTCAATTGGCTGTTTACCTTGATCAATAGCCATAAGGTTTATTTTTGTCTGCACCTCAAATATTCGATCTGTAAAATGTTTCCTAGCATCCATTGTTAACGGTCCAACCCGAAAAGGATTCTTGGAAAGTTTACCGTCGTTGTTGGTTTCACCGTGTTTTCTGAGTCGATGTTCAAATAATCTCATCTCTCTGTAAATTGGCCGTAATTCTTTGATTGGTTCGATGTATCCCCATTCATCCGGATACAGTTTTAAAACAGAATCGAGTGCCGTATCATGATCTACAAGCGGGCAACCGTTGCAACCGGTTCTAGCATTTATCTCATTGGCTTTGTCACCACCATAAGCTTGTGCTAACATTCTGGTATCCCAGCCTCCATATTTCTTTTGTGGAGCGAAGTACATTAGCCAATCCCAAACGTTACAAACCCGCCAATGAATAATTGGGGCAATGGTAGCAGTTACTTTGTTGTCTAATGTATTCATATACCAACCTTGACCACATTCTGCACCGTTCTTTGTGCAAGCCATAGTCAAACGTCCATCTCTTATTGCACTTTCGCCCATCCTGACGCCGGTGATTGTTAGAACTTTTTCTGATCGGGTTTCAAATTCTTCCGATATAGCCTTTTGCATCGGCCATATCTTGATCTGATCTGTACACCATCGCATAGTATTGCTAGGTGGCGGAACTCCACGTCCTAACATATACACGAAAAACCGGTGATCAATGTCTGTTTGTACAACCTGAGTTTTTAACCACGGAAAATTTAAATCGTTTATTTGTTTGATTAATTTGGCTGCGGAAATAGCAAGCGGTGGAAGCTCCATCCTGGTATCTGCATACATTACAGTCAATGTTTTCGGCTGTGGAATTTGCCCGGAAAGGATAAGATAAATAACTAGGGTCATCGTAGCAGTTGAATCCTTTCCACCTGACCACGCTATAACCCAGTGTTTATGACTATATGCGTATGCTTTTAGTGATAGAATTGTCAATTCCTGGCACTCACCAACGCTTATTTTTTGAATCCCAAATAAATTTGATGTTTGTATCATACTCTTTTTATTTTATGTGGATGGATGTCGTAAAACCCGCAAGCCGACGACTGCATTAAAAGTCCTGAATTGGGGCCAATAACGGCGAATGAGAGAAACCATTTTGGCCGTTGGTTGAAAAGATCGGCCTGATGTGGTTTTTTCTTTGGATCGATTATTTCAAAAAGGATATCGGCGCCAAACTTACCGGCGTAGATCATAAATCCATAACTAAGCTCAAACGATGTTCTGTCTTTTCCACTGTCGAAGCCAATAATCTTATCGCCCGGATTAATCGTATTGCTGTATAAGGTAATTGGTTCCTGTTTAATACGGTCTTCCGATCCATTTATAAAACCATAATAATGAACGTTTCCCTGAATGCACGAAAGAACATTTTCGCTATGTTGATAAACGTCGGCCATGATTATTCGCAAAAACCAATGTGGGTTAATAAATCTTTGTTTTTAAGGGCTACGAGCTTCTTTTGATCCTGATCAACCTTTAATGAAAGATCGTCGTTCAGAAGCCGGATAAGTACTTTGTTTATTTTCTCGAATGAAGGATGCTGATCGGCATAACGGACAATTCCTTTCTGAAGGTTTCCGTCGATATCGATGTAACTTACCAGTATGCCACTATTTTTATTCATGGGTTTTAATTTGTGGTTCTTAACCGTTTATTGCCAAACTCCTTCCGCATTAATCGGTTTCTTCACTTCCGGAGTCCATGTATCTTCGCGGCCATCCAGATGCTCATTAACCCAGCGTTTAACATACGAAACAACTGCAACTCTCCAATCTTTTTGCGATTTGGTTGAAAGCATTAATTTTTCATCGGCTGTTTTGTGTTCGCCAGCCAGATTACGGACATCGGCCATGTGCATGTATTCTTTTATTTCTCCGGATAAATTAACCCGGATCAAGTAAAACCAATCTAGTTCCAGGCACATGGCCAATTTATCGGCAAAGCAAAGTTTTGAAGGTTGAGCGCCGTCTTTTTTGGCATAAAACCTGGAATGATAAAGTGAAAAATTATACCATGTTCTTTTTCTGCGTCTGTAAAATGATGGCCCCCAGCATTGATAGAATCTTCTTATTGGATACCATCCGTCATCAAGTAAACTTTGTTCTAATTGCTTTGAAGGCCGAAATATGGTATGAAACTCATACTTCCAATCAAAAAGAAAATGCATGATTTTACCACCCAATTCAACGTGTGTTTCACCTTCCGGGCCGTCCATATTGGGTTTTCCCCAATATCCTAAATCATGTACAAAAAAGGCTATCCAGATTCGTGGATCAAAAGGAAATCCATACAATTTTATCCATGCTATTGCAACAAAAATTGGATGTAAAAAGAAGCAGTGCGCTCCGAATAATACTGATTTTGTTCCTACTTTCATTTAAGTGTCTTTTAAAGTTTAATTCTAAGTAAACATGTATCTGTCATTCTCTTCAACAATAATAGTGGTAAACGGAAACCCGGTTTCGGGTATCTTTTGTATCACCTCAATCAATCCGACCGATGAAGTAAAAACAACATGTTTCCGGTTATCGAACGATATTTGAAGGTGAAGGCATTTTCCCGATCCTTTCTCCTGGAATGATTTAACTTTCGAATCTTCCAGCTTGAAATGATGTACAACGATCTCACGGTTCAGAATCTTCGACATTTTTATTTTATCGCCTTCAAACGACTGGCTCTCTATTTTAATGTTGAATTGGCTAAATGAATTCATGCGAGTAATTTTTTCATGAGGTTTTTACTGTTACAATGCGATGCCCACCCGTTATATGAAGCAATTGATTGGGCATTACGCCGCTTTTTCAGCATGCGGGCAAAGCGTTTTTTGATGTTTTTCCGGAGAAGTACGTGTGTGTGCCGAAAGACATAACCAACAAAGTCAATGCCGCGATCTTTAACAGGGAATAGTTGATAATTACCTTTTAATTCGAGCTTCAGATTGTCATGTAAATAAATTCTTATATCGGAAAGTATTTGGTGCAAATAAGGCTTGTTTGAGGCCAGTATAACCAAATCGTCGGCATAACGGAAATAATATTTTACTTTCCGGTCTTCTTTAATCCAATGATCGAAATAAGCGAGGTAGAAGTTTGCAAAATACTGGCTCAGGTAATTACCAATTGGAAGTCCAACGGTGCTGTCTATGATCTCATCAAGCAACCATAGCAGATCGTTATCTTTAATTTTACGGCGAAGTAAGTTTTTTAGAATTTCGTGATCAATCGAAGGGTAAAACTTTTTGATATCGAGCTTCAGACAATAGCGGGTATTTTCAATATCGGTTAAAGCACACTTCATCGCTTTTAGTGCGGCATGTATCCCACGGCCCTTAATACAGCTATATGTGTCATTGGTAAATGTTGAAACAAAAACAGGCTCCAGTATATTCATTACCGCATGGTGGGTAATACGATCGGGGAAGTAGGGCAAACGGAAGATCAGGCGTTCTTTGGGTTCGAAAATTGTAAATGTAGTATATGCTGACGTCCGGTAAGTTTTGTCGCGTAGCATTATATGCAGTGCCTGAATGTTTTGTTCGCGGTTCCGGTCGTGCTGAATGACTCCTGGCTGATTCAATTTTCCCTTTCGGGCAATTTCATCGGCCAGTTGCAGGTTTTCGATGCAGTAAATTTTCTGATATAAGTTATTTATTCGTTTCATTCCTTTGCTTTTTAATGAGTCGTTTTCTCTTTACAAATACCAACGCCCCGTTAAACATTCGTTATTTTTTGCACTGTTGGCAAGGTTTACACCGCAGAATAGCATAGGTGAGAGCTGACAGTCGTATTCGTGTTATCGTAGTTGTAATTCGAATTCGAAAAACTGAAACCGGAAGACAGAACTAGCAGCATCGCAGTGTACAACCTGTTTTATCTTATTCTGAATACAACAAAAAGTCGCGATATTCAGACTCAAATTGCACAGCTATGTACATGGCCTTTTCGCTGGTATCAACGCAAAGGCGAGAGCCGACAGCCGTACCCGTGCCATCGCAGCCGTCATACGAACGCGAAAAACCGAAACCGGAAGACAGAACCTCAAACCAGGGATAGTATTTGTATTGATCCCAATCGCTCCAATCTGGCTTCCATCCGTTATTTATAGCTTTATAAATAACCAGGAGTTTATAGTAAGCCACAACATGCTTTTTCATTTCTTCGGGAATCATGGATACGTCGGGCAATTGTTGCGGATCAATGTTCTCTTTAGCGCAGGCGTCTTCAAAGGTTTTGATTGATCTGAAATCAAATTCAATCACTTTATTTTCTTCGTTTGCTGATTTTGTAGTCATAATTTTATTTTTTAATGGTTAAAAACTGTTCGTAAATTTCAATGAATTGCTTTGCTGCAAAATTGCTTTTGGCTTCAGTTTCAAAGCAAAGGCGAGAGCCGACAGCCGCACCCGTGCTACCGTAGAGGTAACCCGAATACGAAAAACCGAAACCGGAAGACAGATTAAACCACGGCCACCACTTTTGTTGATTGTTATTGCTCCAATCCGGAGTCCAGCCCTGGTTGATAGCCTTAACAACCATTTTTAACATCCGATATGCCCATTCATCAGTCGATTCTTCGTCCGAAATTTTCAGATAGCCTTTGGTATGTCCGGTTTCTTCTGCCGCATCTTCAAGCGTTTTTATGTCCTCAAAACCTCGTTTTGCAAAAGTTTCTTTACCAAAGTTTTCTACAAGTATTTCCTGAAACCAGACCGGAGCTTCCGGATAGATTTTTTTTGCTGTTGATTTTTGAATTGTTAATCCCATAATTTTGATTATTGATTATTATTTTGTTCGAATAAGATTGGCTGTAGTGCATCGGCAACGACAGTTTTAACCGGATGCTGATTATTTGAGAGGATATCGTCAATTTCGCGTTCGGCCCTTTTGCAGGCCTGAAGCGTAAGCGGATCGCGACTGCTGAAGTACTGTTTTTGTAGTCTTCTCATTTCAGCAACTTTTTGGATGAAGTCTTCCATTACATTACCTCTTTTGGTTCGCTTTCAAAATAGGGGAATACATCAACTATATTGCTGATCGTTAGGGAGGTGATTTCGTAAGGAACCAGGATGTAACTTAATCCATCTTCAAAGGCTTTTAAAGCGTGTTTAAAATCGGTGGCTTCTATCAGGAATGATTCGTTGATACGCTTTTCCCGGCCTGCATGTTCATCGATGGTTACAATCGATATTTTACCGGTGTAGTAACAACCACCTTCGGCGTTTGGAAAAATTTCGACAATGTTTGTTTGTGTAATTTGTTTGACAACAAACTCACCTCTGACCATTTGGCGGCATTGCTCTGTAATGCGCGATTCGGCATCGGTATAGGATACCGCATCGACTAAATAAGCTTCTGACACTTTGCGTTCGCGTCCATCGTCGTCGACCTTAAGGTATCGGACTACGCATTTAAACCATGTTTGCATATTTTGTAATTTAATTGTGACTCCCGACTATTCGGGTTTGTCCCCGATCGGGGAATCGAACCCCGATCCTGAACCATTCAGGGATTACTCTGCTTTTTCAAAATCAAGGTAATAGCTTTTACCTGCTTCGAAAAAGTCAGAAGCCGGAGTTTCATAACTTATGTTTAAATATGCTCCACCTGCTGGAGTGAACTTAGCAAACGACTTATTTTCTTCGCTTCCATCAGTTACCGCCAGAAAATCAACTAATTTTTGCTGAGAATCGGGTTGATCCTCTACTTTTACACATTGAAATTTTGCTCTAACTTTTTCCATTGAATTAAATTTTTATGTTTCTGGCTTATGCCATTGGAGGGTATGAGACGTTAAAATCTCATACCCTTTTGCCCTAATTATTGCATTTAGGCGTGAGACTTATCTTGCAGTCACCCGTGTTCCCTTTTCTTCAGAGACCAATAGCACCCGTTTGAATTCTGGGTACACCGAATCAATAAATCTTACACGGCGCTCATGGTCAATGCCAACCATTGCCAAATACCGTTTTCGTCCTTATATTTCGCTTTCACGTAAGTTGAAGTCTTAACCGGGCGATACTGACTCTGAATGAAATTAACGTGCTTAATAAGCTCCATATCGCCGCGTTTATGCGCTTCGTTCGATAATTCCAGTACTCGGTTGGCTTTCAATGCACCGCTCTTATCGGGGCGGAGTAATGTGCGGATAATGGCCCGGTCGTCGGGATCGGTAATTTTGGAATCAATCCAGTCGTTTACACCCTGAATACCGATACCTACATCGTCAGTCCATCCATCGATGGCGTTTGAGCCAATGATCAATGATTTGTCGTTTGTTTTGTTGGTAAATGTGTGCGATTGCTGCAACTCCATTTGTTCGTCGCTAAGGTTATATAACTCTTTTTTCATTGCCAGGATCGCTCCAAATTGATTGAAAATATCAACCTTAATTTCTTCGAGATTAAGGGAAAGGGCTTGAAGAAATTTAAAAGACACATTGATCTGCTCTTCTTTTAGCGACTCGTAATCACTTCGCATCTTATTTACTTTTTCTTTTTCGGCACGCTCTTCGGCTTCCATCTGTTCGCGTAATTCGCGTTTCTGATCCGGGGTTAACTTACTGTAATCTACTAATACGTCCATTTTTGTTGTTTTTTAAAAGGTTTATAATCGTTTCATCAATCAATTTTTCAAAGAATTCTTTGGCCGGTTTTACCGATCCGTCGGAAAGTACCACGTGAAGCCTGGAGACTGTTACCGGTTCACTTCGGTTATGGTATTCGCTTCGCCATTCCGGAACATCAACCATTTGGGTTTCGTAACCAACTAATTTCAGGTATTCTTCCAGTTGAGTATCGGTAAGGTGTATTTGTATGATCATTTTTATTGCTTTTTTGGTACTTCAATTTCAAATTCGGTTCGATAGGTTGACTCAAAACTGCCGCTTAACCTGTTTTCAATAACTTCCATGTGGTAGCGTAAAACGTTTATTTTGCGGGCTAATTCAATCGAAAAATCGCCCGCCAGTTGTGCGCTTTCCAGTTCGGTAAGTTTTTCAGCACACTTGTTTAACTCGGTGTTTAATTGATGTTTGAATTCTAAAGTGCTCTGCATTGTTTTGTTGCCGCCCATCGGTGAAAATTTTAAAAAGTACGTTTTGTGGAATTAAACTGGTATTAAACATTAGTCGTATGTACACTTCGGTTTCCTTTTCGTCAGGGAACGTATAACATACGCGCCAGAGTTGCGAGCTCCACCAGTTCCAGAAGTGAGGCGATAACAAAACCGAACGAAAGGTTTGTTCAGGCGTTTGCTTTAGCCTGATGGCGCTCAACAATTCGCCAAACTGAGCCTGAAAAACGGCGTAGTTTGATATCCGGTTTCGTAACTGGTCGAGGTAATCACATCCGGAGTCGAAAAATAACGACCACAAATCGAGTTCTTTCAGGCTTGAATTTTTAGCCATTTTCTGAACCGATTTTGAATTGATTGATTTGAATATTAAATTTTCCATGCTAATTATTTGTTTGATAGTCCCCAATAATCGTTTGCTTTTTCTTCGCTTATGTCGATGTATTCTCCACCTCCGTACCGGCCAACAGGGAAGGCCCTGAAACCTTCGATTCGAAAAGCGCAGTTTGCATCGCGCCAAATATTCTGCGCTACTTTTCCGTCGGGCTTTCTTCCGTCGGTATGAGAAACATAAATGAATAGTTTGTGTGGAAATTCAGCTTTCAGTTTTTTATAGTCGGAAAAACGGATGCCCCAAAACTGAATGGTATCGATAACTACCACATGCGGGCTTTTATGAGCCGATAAACGTTCGCGAAGCTCATCAGCCGATTCGTTGGCAACCATGATAAACTTACCATGTACATCGGCCATGTTGGTACGCGAATAAGCCTCCTGAATGGATAATGATAATCCTTCCTCGACGGCATTGTAAAGGATGCGCCCCCAATTGGTCAGATATTTCGTTAATTCCATGGTGAATGATGTTTTACCGTTTTTTATGTCTCCAAAAACTATCCATGTACCGCAAAATTCGGGGCAACCAACAGCGTCTTTCCATTTTCCGGCGAATGGTAAAACCTTGAATTTTGCATCGAGAACATTCTTTACAGAATAGGCTCGCTTCATTTATTTTTAGTTAGTTCGTTGTATATTCGTCGTAATGAGGGGCGGCCATCTTCGCCCATTGTGTTGCGCAGTATCATACCGTGATTCGATCCTTCAGGAGCGTTGGCTTTAATAATCATAGTAGCGGTGGCTTGCAATAGTTTTCCACCTTCGTCGCTTCCGGAAGGGATTACTTTGCCGTATCGTTTGCCAAAACGGCTGAAAAGTTCTGAAAAACCTACTTTATGGTAGTTGATTGAATTACGCATGCGGGCTTCAAGTCCGTCGGCTCCCATCATGTAAAAGCTGCAAAAAGGTGCAGTAGCATTCCATAGGGCCTTTATCTCCAACAATGCGGTATAATCCAAATCACCGGCTTCGTCGAGTACAACCTGGGGAGTGATTAAACTTTTCAGGTAAAAAACAAGATCCTGGTAAACTTCGGAGTAACGGCCTGCGCTTCCCACTCCAAAACCCTGGGCAATTGCCCGAATCAAACGCTGTTTGCTTTTAACCTGGCTGCAATCGATGTACACTGAATTTTTGTTATTCCGGCAGTAATACATAGCGGCGTAAGTTTTGCCAATGTCGCTTAAATCGACCAGCATAGAGCTCAATCCCTGGCGTTGGCATACGTCTAACTGAGTGGTTATAAACTGGAAGACTGGAGTATTAGCCGTTTGCCATGCCGCGCGGTTATTCAGGCTTATATTGAAGTGGCGACCCAAACTAATCCATTTGGCATCGGAAAGTACCTGGTCGGTTTCTCCTTTTTTAATTCGGGAATAAATGGAATTGTTAATTCCGATTGATACAGAAAAACGGGTATCGGAACCTGAGAAGTTAGCGCGTGAAACGGCTATCGCTTCTACTACCTTGATTTTAAATTCATCTGTGATCATGATTGTGAGTTTAATTAGAGTGAATCAATTGCTTTAGCTGCCCAATCGTCGTAGTTAAACTCATCGGCTTCGTATCCGGTGGGTTGCACGGTTTCGGGAACTATAATGGTTTCTGTTTCGTCAATCTCTTTAGCCTGTTTGGCGTCCATACTGCCTACAATCGGAATGTCGGAACGGCGTTCGCGTATCATTTTATCGAATTTAGCGAGGCGTTTTTCCTGGTGAAGCATTCCGGCAGCATCGTCGTCGGTACGTTCAATCTTACATTCGTTATAGGCCCATTGTATTTTGTTATGCGCTTCGCACAGGTAAGTGTCGCCCTGGTATAGATAAGCGGTAAGGCAAGTGCCATCCTGTTCGGGCATCCAGTAGGCGTTAATGCTGGTATTGTTTGGTTTTAGCCGGTTAATGGCTGTATAGTCGGCAATCTCGAAACGCTCGTTGTTTATCCAGCACCAGTCGTTATTATTCAGGCTCGTTTCGGTAACATTGCCAATAAATTTATACAGGTACCAGTTTTCAATCTGTTTAAGCGCCGGGTTAATACGTTGCATCAGCACATCGCGGCGTGTCATTCCTGGGTAAGTCTTTTGTAAGGGGTGCAGTTCGTTGTTGTGTTTTACCACGTCGGCCAAATCGTCGGCGACAATGGTTTGAGGCTGTAATTTGTCGGCTTTAAAATTGTTAGTCTTAATCGTTCCGTTCAGGAGCTTATCCGATTCCTTACCTTCAATTACATAGTCGCCATTTACTTTATTGCGCACACTTCGGTAGGCTTCGTGTCCGGCATACCAACGCCCGCGCGTGTGGCCTTCGTTTTTCGATACTCCATATTTAAAAGCCTTAATAGCATGCTCGGCGCGTTTTTCGGTAAAACTTTCACAGAACCGAACAAAAGGAAACAACTCATTCAGCCAACTGATATCCTGCATGAGGTGGTATTCAACTTCCAGTTCGCCAGGCATCGGCATGTTTAATTCGGCCAGTTCGCAAAACATGTTGCGGAACGATTCGATAACAGTGTTTGCCGTTGGTTTACCAACCACATAGGCCGGGCGGAACCAGTAACCGCTAACCACATCAACAGCAATGTATTTATAAACCCATCCGCGAACACTCTGGCGACTCATGGCCACGTCATCCATCGAAATTTTACTCAATGAGAAGGCTCCCAGTTTGCGCTGATGCTTTGGCCGTTTTTTATTCATGTAATCGAAGTTTCCGTTACGGTCGGTGTAAACTGAGGTATTATTAATTTCGTCTTTCAGGTAATTCCATACAGTTGCTTCGCTTACTTCCATTGCCCGGCCTTTATGCCTGAAGTCGGAAGGGTTAAATATTTCGCCAGTTGTGCGGTCGTGAAGTTCTTTCGATCCGGAAACGAATTCGAGGTAACGCTGATGAACTGTTGTAACGAATGGCTTATCGTATGTGCGCCATAAGGCTAAAAACAAATTCTCGATTGAGGTAGAAACTTTGCGGCTGTTGTCGTTACCCTGGTTGCCGTGAATAAGACTGTCGTAACCGTCTTTTAAATAAGTTTTAAAAACCCTTTCAAGACTACGTGAATTGCTTATGCGGGCGCATGGGTATTTTATTAATTGTTGATTATACCAGTCAACAGCCTGCTCCCAAAATTCGCCCATTTTAATACGCTTACCGGCTTTAGCGCGGGCGGCTTGCTGCATTTGCAAACCTCTGCGTAATCCGTTCAGTATGCTGGCCCGGTTGGTGTACTCTTCAACGGCATCAACTTCAAGCGGTGCACCGTCGTTTTTCCTGAATGTCAAATAATAGTCGCGGGCCTTAGTGTCAATTTGTACCGAATAAGTTGGTAATACCTTAGCCGGTTGATCTACTTTTCCAAATGCAGCCTCAATAATGCGTTTCCGGTCGGGTCGCTTTATCGAATGAACATCGATCATTGTGTTACCATTGATTGACCGGTGAACGATTTTGAGAAAACCGCGCTTTGAGTCGTGTTCAAATTGACTTCGTGTAAATCCGAGATTAATCCAATCGTTTACAGAAATTGCAACCGTATTGTCAAGAGTTTGGTACATTTTTGAAAAGTTAAGTTGATTAATGACCTTTGTTATTTTTCAATTTCAACTCCGCCGCGTTCTACAGCGGCTTTTTTAATTTTAAGAGCCAATGGTGATGCCAGTCTTCCGTTCAGAGCTTCGCGAACTGTGACATGACTCACTTTGAAGATTTTCATTAGCTCTTTTTTTTCCCCGTGCATTACTAAAATTTTGCTCATTGTTTTGTGAATTATTTTGCGTTAACTTTGAATAGACTTTCACTATTGAAATAGATTTCAAAACTGCGAAGATTTTCGCATATATCCAAATAATTGCGATGAATTTAGTAACATCAAAAGAAAGATTATTGCAATATCTTGAAAATAAAGACATTGACAAGTCAACTTTTTACGAAAAAACGGGAATTAAAAGGGGGTTACTTGATGCTGACAAGTTAAAATCAGCATTAAGTGATCAATTTATTGCTAAAATCATCGCAATTTATGATGATTTAAATATTAGATGGTTAATTACTGGAAAAGGATTAATGATTGAAGTCTCAACAGCATCTATGTATGATAATGGTAATAAATTACAACTTGAGATGATTGTTAAATTATCTGCGGAAAATGCGCTTTTAAAAAAAGAAAACGAAGAATTGAAGCTTAAAAAAAAGTATGAAAACCCAACTAGCATGTCTATTGCTTCAGAACCTTAATGTTTTTTCGTTGTAAATACGCATAAATTGGTGTAATTCAATAAATTAAGTCGATTTTAAGCTATTTTAATGTATATAAATAGAGGTATTAAAGGGTATTAAATACTTATAAAACAGCCATTTTTTAAACACATTTAAACCTTAAAGTATATATAATCGACTGTATTTGTGCCGTAATTGTGCCGTAGTTTTGCCGTAACTCATGTACAAATCGTATTTTAAATAAAAATTATAGGTTTTGTAAATCTGCTAAACAAGGGAGGTAATTAAACAGGAATGCTAGCGGTAAAGACATAAAAAAACAGGCCGTTTTTAGCCTGTTTGCCGCGTATTTAAAGGTATTGTAAGCATATTATTACGCCTAATTATAGTAGTGTTTAAATGCTGCCAAAATTTTCGCCCAGAATTAAACTCTCGTTCAACTAAATTTCATGTTTTGTACAATTTGTTTTTTGTCGCTCTTTGCTAACTATCACATATTCAAATTAATCAATGTTTTGTTTTGTACAATTTGTTTTTATCCCCTTATTTTACAGATACATGGAATATCACTGTTTAAATAAAACAATGTATTTATCTGATTTTGAATCTACGTTTTATCCCATCCTTTCATCAGAGAATAATGTCTCGGTTACTATTAACGATGATTATAAGTTAAATCTCAATTCTAAAACCCAAAAATATACAGGTTTTTATATTCCTCAATCAAATATCCCGACGATAAATGGTGCTATCCATGTAATCAACGACTTATTACCTGTTACAATACCGGAACGTAAACCAATAACATTTGAGACAACTGATTTTTTCGATTTCCGTATGGGCGACCACTATAAAGACCATATTATGAAATGGGCAACTGATACATTTCCGAATGGAACTACCCAATTTGCAAAAATTCATTGGCTAGGTGAAAATTTAATATATTGGTACTTTCCCAGTGCCAATCATTTTATTAATTGCGATTGCCTGGAGATGTTGGGTTTCTGGCGTTTATCTGTAACTTTTCCAAAAATTATGAAAGGGAAATATCAAATCTCGTTTATTTCCGGTTTAGGCGCTTCTGACTTTTCGGTTGAATTGGATGGAAAAATGATGCCTGGCATTTATACTATTCCACAAGGAACAAGGAAAGTTATAGCAATTGCGGATTTTCCAACAACTTCAGAGCATACTTTTACTCTAAAATCAATGATTTATGGTTATATTTTTTGGGACGGGTTACTGTTTGAACCAATAGATTAAAGATTGAATGAAATAAAAACAAGTATCAAATATTTCAAAATCGATGAAAAAAATCCTTTACACAAGTCAGATATTATTGTTACTTACTTTGCTTTTAAGTATTTCAATAGAAGCACAGGTTCTGTATGTCGGTGCTAACTACCACCCACACGACGATAAAAATCCTGAAAAAATAAAAAAGGACATTGAGTTGATGAAAGCTGCCGGGTTTACCGCTGTCCGATTGGGGCATTTGGCCTGGGACAGCTACGAACCATCAGAAGGTGTTTTCGACTTTGAATGGTTCGATTTGGTGATGGACGAGATGAATAAAGCCGGTATAAAGGTTATTCTTGACATTGCCGTGCGTCCCGCACCCATGTGGCTGCACCATAAATTCCCATCGATTGATGTAGTTGATAAAAATGGTGATGTGCAATACCCGAACCATCGCTACATGGAAGATGTGGGTGATCCGAATTACCAGAAATATGCCCTGCGTTTTGCCGACGAAATTACAAAACGGTATGGAAAACATCCGGCGCTGGCGGCTTTTGGCGTTGACAATGAATCCGGTGACGGTCCTATTTCTTATTCAGAAACAGCTAAACAACGATTCATTGTTTGGCTGAAAAATAAATATTCGAATATTGATAATTTAAACAAAGCGTGGGCTACCCAACGTTGGTCGAGACGATTTAACCAGTTTGAGGAAATTGGGTTCCCTGTGGCAACCCACACCAACGATGTGCCCGAACGGATGCTCGATTTCAGGCGTTTCGTATCGGATGAAGTCAATCAATTCCTTTTCAGGGTAATTGATAAAATCAACACCAATGCGCCCAACGCCCTGGTAAACACTAATGCCTGGTATTACAGCCCCTTGAAATATTTCGATTATTCCGAGATTGCCTATTCGGGCAAAATGACGCGGGAAGGTTGCGGCTTTTATCCCGGGACAACATTAACCACCAACTGGGGTGTTATGAATGCCCTGTTCGGAATTGCCCGTATTCAGTTCGAAAGTACAAACCCTTTCTGGTGCAGCGAGTTTACC